TATACTTGGTTTTCTGCTAACCATTGTAACATGGCATCTACTGATTCAAATTTAATGGTGTGCTTCATGCTTCCTCCACCTGATCAAAACTACCCCAATCACCTTGTATGCGTAGCAATGCTTCGGCCAAACATCCGGCAACAAAATCGTGGTCAAAATTATCATCGTCAGTCATATTCTGATACGCGATATTAATTAGTTTTTCAATTTGATTCATTGTTGATCTCCAAAAGTCCAAGTAATTACCATGGCACTAAACACCATGCCGAATATTAAAAACCAATTAACCGCATACTGGTTTACTTGCGCATATAAACAAGTAATAAAAACTAAGCCGTTAATAAAAAACAATAATAGGTTCATGCTCTTTCCTTTCTTGGGTTCAGCTGTGGTTCTGTATAAAATACTTCCCTATAAATCGCTCGCGTTGGTACTCGGTGCGCAACATCTGAGAGATAGCTTGTGTTTACAAAATACCTAAACTGCGCGCATGCTAAGCGCTCTGCATCACACTTGTACTTATGCGAGCAGCCTACGCATGGCTCAACTGTTTTGCTGCGGCCGGCCAATAAATTTATGGTGTACTCGCGTTTTACTCTATTCATCTTCGCACTCCTCAAAAATATAATATGGTACTTCCATAAATCCATCACCCTCGAGCGGCTTCTTGGTAATAAAGTAATTGATCCGGTTCACAAGGTGATAGCCGTCCACAATGTACAAATTACCATCATCACTATCGACCAGAGTCCACACGCAGCGCGGCTCTTTCTTGGCCACTTCTAGCACATAATCAAGCTCTGCGCCATAGGTTTCGAATTTGTCATCATCTTCGCCGGTGATATGGTTTTTAACCGGTTGATACTTTGATATCCATGCATCGTGTTCATCTTCCCAATTCATAATAGCTCCTCTTCTTTTTTCCATCTATCAAGCTGCATAAATACATTGTAAGGTTCGCATTTTGGAAAATCGCTTTCAAACATATCAATGGCCTCGTATTGATCCTCAGCCATAAATGTTTCGTATTGAAAGCACCCATCTAGGTTTAAAAATTCAATCATGTAGCAATTAGTCATAATAACTCCTTTATGTCATTGGTAAACTCTTCGGCCTCTACGCACCTCCACTTGCCGCTCTGATCCCATGCTTTCTCTTGCGCAGCCTGTGGTGAATCAGCCTCAATTTCAAAGTACTGCACTAGGTATTCAGTACGCGCTAATGTTATGCCGTATTTCATGCTTCCTCCACTTCGTAAACATTCCAATCGCCAGTCCCATCTATCTCTTTAAAATCGCCGCCATCTAGCTCTCTCGCGTACTCCATTGGATCTACATCGTCCGCTATTTCAAAAGTACATACAAGATCTATGCTCATTGTTGCGTATGCTTTATATCTTTTCATGGTCAATCCTCCAATGTAAATTCTTCAATCTCTACTTCATCGGTATCATCTAAATCATCGGCCTCGTTAATCATCTTGGCCACCTTGGCCGCGAATGCTTCGGCGCTCTCGATTGAGGCGAATGCTTTTAGATTTTCCCAGTATACGCTGCCGTCCTCTAGCGTCTCGCTTGATTTAACTAAATAAATGGTTTTCATTATGCCTCCAACATTAGATCAGCCCATTCTAGGCCGGATTGTTTAACTACAAATTGATAGCTGCCCTTGGTGCCGGCTTGTACATCATCGCGTGATGGAATAGTATTGCCGTAATAATCGCGCGCTTGGTCGCGGCCTAGCATACAACGGCCGGCGCTAATAGCATCCATCATAGCGCGGCCATAGCTGCCCTGTAAACCCCACATACCGGAATTAATAGTGCGCTGCATGGCCAAATAATAATCCTCTTCAGTGGCCTCATCTTCACCTTCAATAATATTCATATCGTGTAATGTAATCATTATTTCACCTCATAAATTAATTGATCTAAATTGGCCAATACTTCGGCCGGTGCTGCTTGCAATGTCATGCCGGTTAACCTGGCAATTTCATTGTCGTGTACTGTACGGCCGGTAGCGCGCTCTTTTACTAGCACATCGTCCCACAATCTCCAATTGGCGATTGTGCCGAATTTCTCAGCAATTGCGCCGCTCTCATTGTCTTTTGCTTTGAGCGGATCAGTATAGATATACTCGCCGCATAGTAAACCATTGGCGCGCGCCTCGCGGCCGGCCTGAGCTGCTAGTGATTGAATTGATCTCATAATGTAATTGCTCCCTCTAAGTTGTGCGCCTCTACTTCGGCGCGTGTGAAAATAGCCTTGTATATGCGGAATTGATATAAAAGAATATCCGCATAGCTTCTAGCCGCTTCATAACTGTCAAATATAAACCCGTTGCAGTAGTACATAATTAAACCCTCCATTAAATTACAGTTTGATTTTCGATCTAGCCTCGCGCATGGTCAATTAGGATAAACCCTAATATCGATCTAGCCTCGCGCGTGGCCTATGGTGATCACTTGAAAATGATCTATTACAAATTGCCGGATATGGTTTAACTCATCGGCTATATTATCCCCATATTCGCTATTGATAGCGCCTTGGCCGTACCATTGGCCGCGCGCCTCATGATAGGTTAACTCTATGCATTGGCCGCGCCATTTTAAATCTATGGCCTTGTGGCCGGCCGCGAGATATACGCCGGCCATGCGCATAATGAGAGCATGGGACGGCGGCCGCTTACTGTTTAATTCTAATGTGACTATTTTGTGCAATGTTGACATAAAAACCCCCTATAAATTGATTGAATAGCCAAGGCCATAAATTGCGGCCATGGCAAGATAATAAGCGGCCATAAAGGCCGCCAAGGCGGCAAACCATGCTAAGCGCATACCCTTGGCCGCCGGTTTAAAAACGGCCTCAAAATTACAAAAATCTTCGTCACAATGTAAGCATGCAAATTGATAACCCTCTGATATATGCGCCGGTTTATTGCTTAATAGGCCGCCACAATGGCGGCAATGCGGCCTTAATTTTGACATGGTTTAACCCCCTAATAAATTGATAAGCCGGCATTCTATACGGCCGCCGGTTAAGCGCGCGAATTGCTTAGCGCGCCGCATTGTGTCGAATGGCGCGGAATAATTCTCACCATGGTGACGATAAAAAACAATAAAAGGCGCGGCGCTCATAATAGCGCCTTTAATTCGGCTTTAAGCGCCTTGGCGCTATCGCCGCGAAATTGCGCAGCATTGGCCAAAAAATAGCGTACCACGCTGCGCGCGTCATCATACATATATGTATCGTTGATATTATCTAAATATTGCATGGCCTCAAGATAAGGCGCGGCCGCAAAATATACGCGCGGCCAAGCGCGGCGGATATCGCGCGCAATGGCGGATAAACGGCGCGGCGGCACAATGGCGGCCGTAAATTTTACGCGCTCGCCGGCGCTTAATGGTTTTTTGATTGTCATAATATAACCCTTAAATTGATTTAATAGATATAAAACGGTTTTTAATGCTGCCATGTACGATAATGACGGGATCGGCGCGGCGAGAGTCTAGGCCGCCGTCACAAGCGCCGCATTCGCCGCATAGTTTTTTGCGGCCGGCCTCCTCTGAAGCAGGACAAATAAACTCGCCGGCGGCCATTGCTTCATTCTCGGCGCGTACTCTAAATGTACGATATCCTAAGGCCTTGGCCGCTGCGCGCTCGCCGGCATTATCGGCGCTTGCCATGCATAGCGCCATAATATCCGCGCCGGCCTTGCCGGTTTGCCACTGGTGAGAGTAGCCGGTATGCCCGCCGGCCTTGGCCAATAGAGTACGCCATATATTGGCCGGTACGGCTGCGGGATCGCCATATGTACCAAGTCGCACCATACGGCCGGCGGCGGCATTTTGCGCGGCCATTAAATCGGCGGGATAATTGCCGGCCACAATGGCAGCGGCGACGGCGCGCGCGCCTTGGCCTAGGTTTACATAACACGCGCCGCCAAGGCCGCGCCTATGCTTACAATCGCCGCATATGGACGCGTCCAATAAATCGCGCGCATTGTCGACCGGCGAGCGGCCGTTATCCACTAATATATAGGTTTGCACCATATTACCGGTTTTGCTATTGGTGCTATTGGTGAGCGCCACGACGACAATTGGCGCGCCGTCCAATTGGCTAGCGCCGCGATAGATAATATAGCCGGCGGGTTTTTTGTTTATTGCCATGATGATAATTCCTCTCATAAAATGCGCCGCTTAATTGCTGCGCATGGGGTTATTGTAATGAATAACGGCCGATATACGCGCAATGTATACTAGGGAAAACCCTAGGTTTTGGGTACTAAAAACCCTAATAGGGTAAACCCTAAGGCGGCGCGTGCGCTCTTAATAATATGGTAATGGCGGCGCACCCCCATTTAGGCCGCTCGCGTACGCGTGCCGCGCCACGCTGCCACGCTGCCACGCTGCCACGCTGCCAATGCACCATTGTGGTGCATTGCCCACGCTGCCACAATGGCCGCGACTCACTGCACCATTGTGGTGCATAGGTTAGTAGTCACTAACATAGCGCACCATTGTGGTGCATTGATAGTGAGCGCTTACATCGTGCACCATTGTGGTGCATTGGCCTAGGTGCTAAGCTGCGCGCCTTGGCCTAGGTGCCGCGCTGCCAATGCGATAGCGGCGGCCGCCTTGGCCTAGGTGCCGGCTTTTCTAATAACCGATACCCCAATTTACGAACCCCCACTACCCCTCGGCCGGGCCCCTGACCAAAAACAAGTTTTTTATTAGCGCGCCCACGCAAAAAGCAACTTCTAAAATTTTTTTTTGTAAAATCAATAACTTACAACTTAAATGAGAATGGTTCTCACACCTTTTCTTTATAAATCAAAGACTTACAAATTGAGTGTCTGGGTTGTCAGGGTTGGTTACCCTTTTTATTATTTTTTAAAATTTTTTAAAAAAAGCGAAGCGTAGGGTGGGAATGGTTAAATACGCTGGACAACCCTGCCAACCCAGACACAATGGGGACAGAGTCGACTATATTTTTTGTAAAAAAGCAGTATTTGCTGGTTTTGCGTATTAGTAAGGATATGAACAAATATGTATACCAAATCCAAGGGGCGTTGGAAGATGCCCAGGGCCAATTTAAAGGCCTGCGAGTTTTGGTTTGCGATTTGTATAATTTTGATACGGCAGATGTTCAGGCTAGTATTTTGGATAAAGAAACAGCCAAGTACATTGAGTTTCGTCTAAAGGTAACTACAGACGTGCTCAACATCCAGAAACTGCCCAATTCAATTCAAAACAAAATTAGATTGCCGTTAGGGCAATGGCTGGACCAATGGGTCCTAGAAAATTTCTATGGCAATACTAGCAACGCAAAAAGTGTTAACCCTTGATTATTGGAAGCTGGCAGACAATATTGTGCCTGGTGATTATCTGTTTGATGATCATGGCAAACCAGTAAAAGTTACACTGGTTCAAAAATATCGCGCCACAGCTTGCTATGAGGTGGTTTTTAATGACCGCCTTACGGTAGCGGGGGACGGCAACTTGCGCCTGCCTATCGAAGACAAAGATAGGCGTAATAAAATCTACCGATATAAAGGAAAACTCAAATTCCGTAGTGCGTTAAAGCCCTATTCAATTGAGCAGCTGTTAGAAATGCCGCTACGAAACCACCGCAACCGTAGCAAATACGCCATACCTACAGCAGAACCACTGCAGCTACCCCATCAAATCCTACCAGTGCCCCCGTTTTTGTTTGGGTGCTGGTTGTTTAACCGGCCAAAAGACGGCAGTATGACAACCTCACCAGAGTATGAAGAGTATGTACACCAGCAATTTCAAGATCATGGGTACGAGGTCATTGTTAAAGGCGTAAAAAAGCGTCGATTTTTTACAAATCCGTCGATCGCATCCCACTTGATGCCGTTTATACCCAATAAGATACCCAATAACTACCTTTTAGCCGCCCCAGAGCAGCGATTGGAGCTACTAAAGGGCATTATCCATGGAAAATCCCGGCAGTACAACAAAAAACGCGACGAATTTCGGTTTACTTCGCACTCCTCGGCGCATACTGCGCAAGTTCAGTACCTAGCCGAGTCGCTGGGGTGCAGAACCATCCCAATGTATGACCCATATTTCAAAACATATACCGTCTTTATTAAAACGCGGCTGCGTTTAGTATCAAATCAAATATCACCACCGGTAAGAATACATCAAGCTCGCCGATATGTGCACGCAATCAGTTCAATACAGGACCAGTTGTGTGTACATATTGAAACCGAGGGCAAAAACAACAGATTTCTTGTCGGGGAAGGATTTATCTCAGTATGTTAACACCACAGCAAGAAGTCACGCTTAAAAAATTTGCGGAGTCCAAAAAACATTGGCCTAAAGATCAGCTCGACGCGGCGATCTGGCAAGTTAAATGGGCGCTGCAGGCACTGCCTCACCAAAAAGAACCAGACGATGGAGAATACGACACCTTCCTCATGCTTGCCGGTCGCGGATCGGGTAAAACACACACTGCAAGCCATTGGATTGGCATTCGTGCTTGGAAGTACGACAACACACGCTGGCTCGTTACTGCCCCAACCTCCAATGATATACGTGCAACTTGTTTTGAAGGAGACTCCGGACTTCTTAATATCATCCCCCGCTCACTTATTCGTGATTACAACAAGTCCCTCTTTGAAATTACCCTCACCAACGGATCAATCATCCAAGGTATCCCCGCGTCCGAGCCAGAACGATATCGTGGTAAACAATACCACGGGGCCTGGTTTGACGAGCTGTGCGCATTTGATTACCTCGATGAAGCCTACGACGGCGTACAGTTTACCCTCCGTCTTAAAGACCCTCGGATTGAGCGAGTGCAGCAGATTATTACCACCACACCAAAACCTAGGGAAACGATTGTAGACTTAGCAGAAGGTAAGATTGGTGGCGACGTGTACATGGTTAACGCGTCCTCGTACGACAACAAAGCCAACCTTTCAGAAACCTTCTTCAAACAGCTTGAGACGTACGATGGTACAGACATGGGTCGACAGGAGATTTACGGAGAGATTCTAGATCCGGAGTCTTCTGGTATTGTCAAACGCTCGCAATTTAAGATGTGGCCAGCAAACAAACCAACGCCTGAGCTGGAATTTGTGTTGGCATCATACGATCCAGCCACCTCAGAAAAGACTATCAACGATCCGACTGCATGCGAAGTGTGGGGTGTGTTCCAGCAACTTGACGGCGGTCTTAATGCCATCTTGCTAGATGCCTGGGATGAACACCTGTCCTATCCAGAGTTGCGCAGGAAAGTCATTGACGATTTTAAAGAGATTGTGTACGGTGCAGATAACGACTTTGGTAAAGGTAAAAAAGCCGACATCATCCTTATGGAAGACAAATCGGCGGGTATCTCACTGATTCAAGAATTGCGAGCCTCTGGAGTCCCGGTGCAAGGATACAACCCTGGCAGAGCAGATAAGGTGCAGCGATTGAACATTGTTGCGCCTCTGATCGCTAAAGGCAAAGTGTTTATCCCAGAGGACCCAAACCGCAAGGGTGAGTTTGTTGAATGGGCAAAACGTTTTATCCGTCAGGTGTGTTCGTTCCCAGAAGCTAAAGGCCACGATGACTACGTTGATTCACTGTCCCAGGCGCTGCGTTACCTCAGAGACGATGGTTGGCTGCGTTTAGACCCACTTCCGGCGCGAGATTACGATTACGCCGACGAGGATCCTAAAAAGCGATATGCCAACCCATACGCCCAATAAGGGCGGAAACGACATAAACTGCGTATTAGTTAGAATAAGATGCCAATTATCAAAACACCGCGCCAAAAACTCATGGAGATTCCTAAGACTCCCGGCATGGTTCAAACCCCCAAACAACAGCTGCTTGATAAAGCCGGAATGTTACCGCGCTTAGCCAAGGGCAAAAAAGTTAAGAAAACCAAGTAAAATACATGGCGACTCCACAACTACCTATTCAAGCTGGCGGAAACCTCCCAGGTCTTGACCGCGAGGAAGATATCCAAGAAGCGACTGCGCAAGATGCAGAGATGCGCGCGTATGAAGACGAACTTGGATTAGATGCACAAGAAGTAGAAGAAGAAGTCATTGAGTTAGATGACGGTTCTGTCATTGTTAACTTTAAAGAAAAATTAAGCCCTCTTAAAGATCCGGAATTCTATGCCAACTTGGCAGAAGAGTTAGACGAAAGCATTTTGGATTCTTTGGCAATTGAATATTTAGATTATATTGACGTTGATAAAGAAGCACGCAAACAGCGCGATAAACAATACGAAGAGGGTCTTCGTCGCACTGGTTTAGGTAAAGACGCACCTGGTGGTGCAACATTTGATGGCGCCTCTAAAGTAGTGCACCCAATCATGGCAGAGGCTTGCGTTGATTTTGCAGCGTCTTCAGCTAAAGAATTATTACCACCCGACGGTATTGTAAAGTCCAACATCAAAGGCAATAACGATAGCGCTAAAGAAGAAACTGCCGAACGTAAAGTAACGTTTATGAACTGGCAGCTCTCAGAGCAAATACCAGAGTTCCGCGATGAGATGGAGCAATTGCTTACTCAATTACCACTAGGTGGTTCACAGTATCTTAAATGGCGCTACGACGAAGAGCAATCCCGTCCAACTTGCGAATGGATTCCGATTGATAATATCATTCTACCATACGCAACAACCAATTTTTATTCTTCAGCACGTATTACAGAACAGCAAGATATCACTGGCGATATTTACCTCAAGCGTATTGAGGATGGAATGTATCGTGATTTAGAAAATGCAATGTATACCTCTGATGCACCATTAACAGAGCAAACACGCAGCCAAGAAGCTAACAACAAGATTGAAGGCAAAGAAGATCCATCTAAAAACATTGACGAGTTGCGTCGTGTTTATGAAATCACCTGCTTTATGCGATTAAATGATGATCCGGAGACTGAAGGTCGCCGCGCACCATACATTATGACAATTGACGAGACCAGTTCTAAAGTTCTGGCACTACGTCGTAACTGGGAAGCTGGAGATGACAAACTCGAAAAGATGGATTGGGTCGTTGAATTCAAATTCATTCCTTGGCGTGGTGCTTATGCTATTGGCCTCCCCCATCTTATTGGTGGGCTCAGCGCTGCTCTTACTGGTTCTTTACGTGCTCTGCTTGATGCTGCTCATATCAACAACTCTCAGACGATGCTTAAGCTCAAAACTGGACGAGTTAGTGGACAGAGTGACCGAATTGAACCAACACAAGTAATTGAAGTAGAAGCAGGACCTGGCGTAACTGACATTCGTCAGATTGCTATGCCAATGCCGTTCAATCCGCCATCTGCTGTATTGATGGAATTGATGGGTTGGTTAACCAGCGCCGCTAAAGGCGTGGTGACTACTTCTGAAGAGAAAATTGCAGATGCCAACAGCAACATGCCAGTGGGTACAACCCAAGCTCTGATTGAGCAAGGTGCTAAAGTATTCTCAGCTATTCATGCTCGCCTGCACCGCAGCCAAGCTAAATCTCTTGCAATTATCTCTCGTCTAAATCATTGGTATTTAGAAGAGATGGACAACCAGTCCGGAACAGAAATTCAAATCCGAGACTTTGCGTACAACAACGATGTGCGCCCAGTTTCTGACCCAAACATTTTTTCTGAAACACAACGTGTCGCACAAAATCAAGCACTTCTTCAGATGGCATCAAGCGCGCCTCCGGGTATGTTTGATATCCGTTCTGTGTACAAGCGCGTTTTAAAACAATTAAAAATTCCTGAGATTGAAGAAGTATTGCCAAACCCATTGGGGGCAAACGAATCTAATCCAGCACTCGAAAATGTGTCGATGACTATGGGACATCCTGCCGCTGCTTACCCAGACCAGGACCATATTGCCCATATTCAAATTCATCTTGAGTACGCAAACAATCCAGCCTACGGCGGCAATCCCGTAATTGGTCCTACCTTCGCACCCCATGCACTTGAACATATTAAGCAGCATTTAACCTTGCACTACTTGCAGTCTATGCGAAGCTACGTTGCTCAGGCATCGGGCGGCGAGGATGTATTGGAATTACATCAAGAAAAACCACTTGATCAGCAAGCTCAAAAAGCTCTAGCGTTGGCTTCACAGATGGTTAATCAAGATACCCAGCAGTCTATGGGTCAATATGTACAACAGATCCAACAATTAGCACAAAAAGTGGCACAAGCCCAGCAAACATCGCAGCAAAATGCTGCAATGTCTGATCCTACTGCTGCAGCAATTGTTAAGACTCAAATGGCCGAGACAGAACGCAAAACGCAAGAATCTCAGCAACGTTTACAAGCAGATTTACAAAAATCTCAACAAAACTATCAACTTGAAGTAGCTAAACTACAACAACAAGTCCAAGAGCTACAAGCTAAATATCAAACACAAACCGACATTGATAACCAACGCAACGCAACAGACATTGCAATGGCCAATATCAACAACGCCGCAAAAGAACGTGTTGCCATGATCACTGCCGGCTCACAAATGGATCAGCAGCAACAGCAACTTGAGCACGAACAGAATTTATCTGCAATTGATGCTGTTCAAGCATCCGATGCTGATATTCGCCAGCATGGTTTAGCTATACAACAGCAAGCATTTAAAGCGCAAGCTGACCAAGTAGCGCAACAAGCGGAACAACAGAAGCAAGCCGCACTGGCACAACAGCAGCATGAGCAACAAATACAGCAACAAGCATTCCAAGAACAAAATCAAGCACTCCAAGGAGCGCAGCAACCACAACAACCACCCACTGAAGGACAGTAAAATGGCAAAGAACCCACAAGACGGCGGCGAATTAGGCTTTCGTAAAACATATAAAATGACTGGCAATGTTGGCTATGCCGGCGGCCCAGATCAAAAAGTAGATAATGGTCCATCCGGGTCACAACGTGCTAACAACGCCGTAAAAGGTAAACCCGCACGTTCAAGCAAAGTCGGTCCAGATAAAAACCTAAAAGATATTGGTGGTGGAAATTTCTACTAGTATTTAGGGCGGAATTGTTCTGTCCTACGTATTAGTTAAAATATGAAGGACTTTATTAGCGAAATTATCGGTCGCGTACGCGCTGAGATACAAATTCAAGCAGAAGCCGTCACTGCGGGAACAAACGTAGTTAGTTTTGAAGACTACAAACACAATATTGGCAAAATAGAAGGCTTAAAACTAGCCCTTGCAATTGTCGATGAAATTTTGACAGAAGATGAAGAAAAAGACCTGTAAAGGTTATAGGGAGCACTGAATAGTGTTTGATTTAAAAGGCAACGAAGAGCCGGATACAAGATCAGAAGAAGAATGTTTTCCAAAGATTGACACCGGTATTGAAGTAGCTGGAGACCGTGTTTTAGTACAGCTAAGACGCGAGAAGTCAACCAGTAAAGGCGGAATCATCCTAGTGGATGAAACCAGACAAACGTTACGATTCAATGAAACAGTAGCTAAAGTGGTGCAAGTTGGACCACTGGCATACCGTAACCTAGACACAGAACTATCCCCGTGGCCAGAAGGCCCGTGGTGTAAAGAAGGTGATCTAGTACGTACGATTAAGTATGGCGGCGATCGTTTTATTGTAAACCCTGACGACGAAGGTTCACCAGTGGTGTTCATTACGTTACAGGCCCGTGAAATCATCTCTCGCATTAAGAATTTTGAATATGCGCAGAAGATGAAAGCATTCGTGGACTAATATGGCTTCTAGTTTAGAAACGCAGCAAAAGTACCGAAGCAAAACCCCAAGGTATAGCTTAGGTCAAACGCTGAATCATGCTAAAAAAAGAGCCGAAGTAACAATTACAATCCAAGATCTTATGGATATTTTTGAAAAGCAAGAAGGCCTTTGCGCTTTAAGCGGATTAAAAATGACATGGCATCAAGGAAAAATTCTTCCAACCTCAATATCAATTGACCGGATAGATAATAGTAAGGGTTATGTTCATGGTAACGTAAGATTGGTTTGTGTTGTTGTTAATGCTTTTAAAAGCACTCAAACAGATAGTGAACTCTATGAGTTTGCCAAAAGTTTAGTGGAAAACATGGCAAAAACACTTCCGAATTAAATAACTTTGTAGAAAGTATGTATGGCAGATAAAGAGAAAAACGTTCCCCAAAAGGAACAAGACGACGGCACATTAATTGCCAAAGTAGATCTCCCAGAAGAGATTGAAACAGAAGAAAAGCCTGTCAAAGTTGAAATGTCTGATGAAGACCACGACGATGAAGACGGTGATCGTGAAGATGATGACCATAATGAAGGCGAAACTGACGAAGAGCGTGAAGCAATTCGTGAAGCGCGTAGAGAAGAGCGTAGACTCAAAAAAGAGTTAAAGAAGCAACGCGAAACCTCTGCCAAGAACAAGATTACTGCTTTAGAAAGACGAAATGCTGAACTAGCAGAACGCCTAGCTAAAGTGGAAAATACTGCAGCTTCATTTCAGTTTGCTCAAATTGATAAAGCGATTGAAGACGAGGCATCTCGTATTGAATACGCCAAGATTAAGTACCAACAAGCAGCCGAATCGCAAGATGCTATGGCTCAGATGGAATACTTAGAGCAAATGACAGACGCTAAGCAGCGTTTAAAAGAAGCACAGTATTATAAAAAACAACAGCTCGAGCAAGCTAAGGCTCCTAAGCAAAATGTTCCAAACCCAGTTAACAGCGAAGTTCAATCTAACGCGACTAAATGGTTAAAGAAAAACGCTTGGTATGATCCACAAGCTCGAGATACAGATAGTAGAATTGCCAAAGTAATTGACCAAGAACTTGCAGCCGATGGTTGGGATCCAAGTGATTCTGAATATTGGGAAGAGTTAGACAGTCGTTTATCATCCCGCTTACCTCACCGTTATACGGCTAAAGGTGGCAATAGCAACAAACGAGCAGGCCCAGCAGCATCAAGCCGTTCAGCTTCAACAGTTAGCGCAGCAAAAGCTGGCACCATCACATTAAGCCGTGAACGTGTACAGGCAATTAAAGACGCTGGCGCTTGGGACGATACAGATAGACGAAATAAAATGATTCGTGCGTATGCTTCGTACGATCGTCAAAATAAAGGTTAATTAAAATGGCAAATACAAGAATTAAACGTGACTTAGACGACCGCATGGCCGACAGAGCACAAGAAGTGGTGGAGCGCACAATGACTGCTGCTCCTGATGACATTGCACGTCGTGAACGCCTTGATGCGTTTAGAGACAAGTGGGCAAATAGTGCGTTGCCCGATCTTCCTGGCGGCATTATTCCAGGGATGCACTTGTGTTGGTTATCAACAACCAATACTTACGACAGTATCGACAAACGTATGGCGTTGGGTTATGAGCCAGTTAAAGCCTCAGAATTAGGAAAAGGCTTTGAAGGACTAGGCAAAATGAGCTCGGGCAAGTTTGAAGGCTGTGTTAGTTGTAACGAAATGGTGCTCTTCAAGTTACCTGAGGACATCTATCAAGAAGTAATGCGTATGCTCCACTTGGAGGATCCGCTTGAACACCAACGCAATATTACAGCGCAGGTTCGCGACACAGCGCAAGGTAATAAAGGTGGTCGTTCAGTTCTTGAGGGTGGTCTTTTGGAAATGGAAAAAGACACTGCAAGAGCGAATAATAAAAATGTTCGTTTTCAATAACATTCTTCAAAAAAACAAAGGAAATTAGACTATGTCTACAGTATTTCAACCCTTTGGCATGAAGCCTGTGTATCACCCAAGCGGCCTTGACCGTTCTGTACCATTCGCTGGTACAAACAGTTTTGTCACTGGTGTGTCATACAGCGCGCCCTACAGCTTGAGCTCTGGTCAGTCTTTCTACCAGTATCAACCTGTCGGCATCACATCTTCAGGCCAATTAACTATTGCAGCTACCGCTGCAGCAACTAGCCCTGTTTATGGCGTATTTGACGGTGTAGAATATACAACCGCTGAAGGTCGTCGTACATTAGGCAAAAACGCTTCTAAAGCTACCCTTGACGCCGCTTCTGCTATCGTGTTCTGGATTTTCCAAGATCCATCTCTCGTATACGAGATTCAGTCTGCAGGTTCAGTAACTTCAGCAGCAATCGGTTCCGAATATGACTTCTCCGCAACTTCTGGCTACACAACCGCTGACGGTTATGTAATCGGTACAGGTGGCGCAGGTTTCTCTACAACAGCTTTGGCTGCTGCAAAGAATACCTCTGGCACACAAGGTCAAGTACGCGTAATCGGTTTAGGCCGTGAAGTAGCATACCCAGCTGGTAATACCAATAGCTGGGGTGATACTTACACGATTGTACAAGTCCAGATCGCCAATAACACATTCTTGGCTCCTAAGGTCTCGGTTTAATTAACAACGAAAGGAATTAGCAATGGCAACCCCAATGCGCAGTACAGACTTTCGTGCGGTAGTCGAACCGATTATCAACGAAGTCTTTGATGGTGTATATGAGCAACGTGCAGACGAATGGAAAGGCTTTGTAGAGCAGATCCAAGGTATTCCACGTAACTACCATGAAGAAGTAATGCTGTTCGGTATGAACGCAGCTCCTGCGATGCCTGACGGCACTCCAGTTAGCTACGATCAAGGTGGTACATTGTACATCACCCGTTTCATCTACCAAATCTATGGCTTGGCATACGCCTTGACCAAAGTTTTGATGGAAGACGGCGATCACATTCGTATCGGCTCCACATTCGCTAAACACTTGGCTCAATCTATGATTGAAACCAAGGAAACCCTTTGTGCTAACTTGTTGAACTTTGCGTTCACAACTGGCTATGTTGGTGGCGATGGCGTAACTTTGATTAACACAGCACACCCAATCGCAAACGGTCAGACTTACTCTAACCAATTGTCTACAGCTGCTTCTTTGAGCCAAACTTCTGTTGAACAGATGTTGATTCAAATCCGTGGCGCTATCGACAACAACGGTAAGCGTATTCGTCTCAAAGCCGAGCAGTTAGTTGTTCCTCCAGCACTCGAGTTCCAAGCAGAAGTAATTCTGAAGTCGGTTCTCCGTTCTGGTACAGCTGACAACGATTTGAACCCAATCAAGTCAACAGGTATGTTGCCAAAAGGCACACACGTTGTTACTCGTTTGAGCTCATCTAAGGCTTGGTGGGTACAGACTGACGCAGAAAACGGCTTAATGCTCGTAATGCGTCGTCCAATGGAAAAAAGTATGGAAGGAGATTTTGAGACTGACTCCATGCGTTACAAGGCTACCGAGCGTTATGCCACAGGATGGCACGATGCAAGAAATATTTACGGTACCGCAGGTCTGTAATTTATAAAATCAAAAAATATTTTGAACCCCGGCCCAAAAAGCTGGGGTTTTTTGCATTAGTATAAGTATATGGCAAGAGATCAAGAAAACGCAAAAAGACTTAAAAAAGAATGGTATGCGCGCAACAAAGCACTTACCATTGAACGCGCGCGTCTTTGGGCTTTAGCAAATCCAGAAAAGAAACACGAAATACACAGAAAAAACAGAACAAAAGATTTAGAAAACCATAATGCCCGCAATCGCGAATGGAATAAAAACAATAAAGACAAACGCGCAGCCTATGAGGGCAAACGCCGTGCTATGCAACTTCAACGCACTCCAGCTTGGGACCCAGACGCACACCTTATTATTGCCAAATACCAACTAGCCGCTATGTTTACTAAGGCATCTGGCATCGAGCACCACGTAGACCACATTATCCCACTGCAGGGTAAAAAAGTCTCAGGACTTCACACCTTCGCCAACCTCAGAGTCATCCCCGGCTCAGACAACGTCAAAAAATCCAACAAATACCCGGTCTAGGGCGCTTTTTAATCTTTTTGCGTATTAGTTAAAATAAGGAAGATTAATCCCATTCTGACCGCCGACACTTCCCGGTGAGACGACTTAGAGACAGCTTGGGATACCCACTAAGATAAGGAAACACCAAAATGTCAAGCACATTTACCAGCCCATTACGCGTATTCAAACGCAACAACCCATCAAACGATGGCACAATCGCTCCAGATAACACAGGCGCGGTGGCTTGCACACAGCAAAGCTACATCACTAACCCAATTACCACCACAACTGGCACAGCAACTACCCTAACAACAGCTGACGTAGGCTCTACAACAGTAACTCCATTTGTGTTGCCAGCTGGCTCACAAATTAGCAACGTTCGCTTCTTTCAAACTGTTGCAGCTGGCGGCTTAGTTGGCGGCGTTATTACTGTAGCTATTGTTCAAACTAGCCCAGTTGATGGCTCTTTGACAACTACAACTTTAGGCACAATCACCCCAACAGCAGCTGGCGGCGTTATTCCTGTTGTGTTTACAGCTTCTGCAGCCGTTGCAGCCATCCTTAACAACATCGGTACACTTGACGCCACATTGACATTCTCTGCAGCTTCTGTAACCACATTGTCAAGCGGTTCATTGAGCGGTACATTTGATGTATCTTACACAGCACGTAATTTTGATGGTTCCATTACTCCAATCGGTTCTGGCTACACAAATAGCTAATATAGACGGCGGGCTTAGTCCCGCCTCTTTAACCTTTTAGGAGAAATCATGGCAGGTCCACAGTTTTACACATCACCCCCTCATTCCGTAACCGTTCAAGGCGCTTACGAACCATTTGACTTGCAAGTTGGTCGCAACCAAATTATGGGCCATATCCCAATTGAAATTTTTGGTTACAGCGCACTAGTTGGCTCTACAGCACTTGGCCCACTTTGGGAAGGATTAACCCTTTCTGGTGGTGCTTATGTTTATCCGAGTTCTGCATTGCAGATGACCTTGGTATCAAGCAACGCAGGCGATACTCAGATTGTTGCTGTGTTGGGATTAGACATAAACTTTAATATGATATCAGAGTATGTAACCCTAACAGGCACAACTCCGGTAACAACAGTAAACTCGTACTTTCGTATTAACCAGTTACTTGTAACTAATGGTTTAAACGCTGGCACAATTACTTGCAAAAACAGCACCAACTTATACGCTCAAATTAACCCCGGTATTGGTCAGACTCAAATGTCGATCTACACAGTACCAAGGGGATATACATTTTATTTGAGCTGTGTTCAGTCTGATTCTAGCATTGGTTTTACATCAAGCAACTATATGACGTTTGTTGAATCTAACAAATACAACATCGCTGTTACTGGTGATAATGTTAATGGCTATCCAGTTAACTACGGTAGCAACACTACAGTAGTTTCCCAGACTCCGTTTGTGCAGACATTAAATATTCCGTACATTATTCCTGTAGCACATGAACAAGGTACTGATATGCAGTTCCAAGTTAAGGCAAACACGGGATCTCCTTTTGCAGCTGACGTGTACGCTGGTGGTATCTTAATCAAGAACGATAGCCAGTCAGCTTAAGGCAAATAAATGCCGGTCTACATTGATACGCGCGGTAATTCTGTTCTGTCTGTGGCGATCTGCGATCGCTGCAGCAGGAAGTTTGCGTATACAGACTTAATGCCTGACCCAAACTTTCCGGGCATGCGCGTATGTAAGGATGATGTAGATCAGTTTGATCCATGGCGCCTGCCAGCTATCCAAACAGAAAACATTGCACTGCGTTTTCCACGCCCCGATGTGTCTGTTGCAACAGGCCCAATTGGTGGTAATCAGATTCTTACCGAGAACGGATTCCAGAATGAAAACTCATTGTTTATTCAAGGTGTTCCATCCGGCAATACACAGGGCGATCTAAACACCATGAGCAATGTGGTACCATCACCAATGACACTGACCCCAAAAGTTGGCTCTGTGTCTCCTGCAGTTGGCAGCAAAGTTGGTGGCGCATTGGTAACTATTTTTGGTAGCAATTTGACTGATGTTAATACTGTCAAGTTTGGTGGTGTGGTATCGACATTTACTTTAGTTAACTCCACGACAATAACCGCCACGACGCCCGCGTATGCGGTGACTGGTATCGTGGACGTTGAGGTCTTCTCACCGTTTGGCAACAGCACAGCCTACGGGGCATTTACTTATACATAAGACATGGCAGATCAGTCGATAACCCAACTACCAGTCGCTATCTCCGTAACAGGAGACGAGCAGACTGTTATCGTCCAGCGTGGTGTCACTAAGCAGGTACAGATTAGCCAGATTGCCAATGCTGTATCGCCAGGCAAGTTGATCACCAACGTAACACTAAATAACGCAAACTATTTGGTGTTTTACTACAGTGACGGCACGACATCCACCACTGGCCCGATACCTGGATACATATCGGCAACGATCAATGGCTCTGGTCACTTAATACTGACACTGACAACTGGTGGCACAGTAGACTGTGGTAACGTGGTCGGTCCGCAAGGACCCACTGGCCCAACAGGCCCCACTGGCGCAACTGGTACAGCGGCAACAATTGCAGCAGGCACCGCAACAACCCTGCCGTATGGCTCGACGCCGACAGTAACAAACACCGGAACTAGCTCTGCGGCGACGTTCAACTTTGGTATACCAGCAGGTCAGCCGGGTGCAGTAACGGTAACAAATGACAACAGCACCAACGCAGTACGCTACCCACTGTTTACAGACCAGACTAGTGGAACGTTGACAACAGAGTACGTGGCATCAACACAATTACAGTTTAATCCCGGAGCTGGCACATTGACAACTCCAATCGTAACAGCTACCGCCGGAATTGGCGGGGGAATATTTTAAGGTAACTAAATGGCACAAAGCGGCTACACCCCCATACTACATTACAGCTCAACGACAGCGTCTCAGACGCCGTCTGCGGCCAACTTGACAAACAGCTCAAGCGGTTCTGAGATTGCAATTAACGTTACTGACGGCAAGCTGTATTACAAGGACAACACCAACGCCATTCAAGTCATCGCCTCTAAAGCGGCGGCATCTGGTGCATTTAGCTCGGTCTCAATCACTGGCGGCTCAATTGACGGCACGACAATCGGTGCAACTACCAAGTCAACTGGTGCCTTCACTACCTTATCAACGACCGGCCTAGCAACGCTTAACAGCCTGTCCGTTGGTGGCTTGACGGGTTACCTATATGGCAACGGCGCAGGCGCAGTAACAGCCTCTACAACGATTCCCACGACCGCACTGAGCGGCACAATCAGTAACGCACAGCTGGCAAACAGTGCCTTGACAATCGGCACAACAGCCATCTCATTGGGTGGCACGTCACTCACACTGGCTGGCCTAACCAGCGTTACCGTAACACAAGACCCCGTCAGCGCACTACAGCTGGCTACCAAGCAGTACGTTGATAATATTGCGTCTGGTCTGAGCACCAAGGCCCCGGTTTATGTAGCCACAACAGCAAATATTACGCTCTCTGGCGAGCAAACCATTGACGGCTTCTTGACATCGTCAAGCCGTGTTCTGGTCAAGAACCAAAGCACAGCGTCACAGAACGGTATCTACGTATCATCCTCTGGCGCATGGACCCGTTCATCTGATGCAAACACTTGGAACCAGTTGGTTTCTGCCTATGTGTTTGTTGAGGTAGGCTCAACACTAGCAGACACCAGCTGGGTATGTACAGTAGACCCGGGCGGTACGCTAGGTGTTACTGCGGTGACTTGGGTACAGTTTTCGGGTGCGGGCACCTACACCGCTGGTACTGGTCTGACACTGACAGGCACACAGTTTAGCATCACCAACACAGCAGTGACACCAGCAAGCTACACGCTCGGTAACTTTACGGTCAACGCACAGGGCCAGCTCACTGCGGCCTCTAGCACAGCAACCACCGGCTCTGGCAACGTGGTGCTGGCAACTAGCCCAACCCTAGTAACACCAAACCTGGGTACACCAAGTACGCTTGTTGGTACCAACATCACCGGCACGGCAGCTGGTTTGTCGATTGGTGGTAATGCAGCGACAGCCACGACAGCCACCAATGCCTCTAACGTAGCGGTTACAACCGGCGCTGCAACAACAAACTACTTGACGTTTGTAACAGCCACAACGGGCAATTTGCCAGTACTGACAAACACCAATTTAACTTATAATTCGTCCACCAACGCAATCACTGGCGGCATAGCAGGAGGCACGTTCTAAATGGCAGCTACTGGCTACACACCACTATCACTGTATTACAGCGCAACAGCAACCAACACACCAACAGCGCCTAACTTAGTCAATGGTGAATTGGCAATTAACATCACCGACGGCAAGCTGTATTATAAAGACAATACCGGAGTAGTTCAAGTTCTTGCCACTAAGGCTGCAACCAGCGGCGTGTTTGCTAAGGTAACAGCAAACGGTAGCACGACGGCATCAGCAAATAGTGGTGCGTTTAACTATGGAACGTTAAGCTACTCCGACACTAATATTTTAGCATCGTACGCTTCTAGCGTAAACGCATACAACCAGATGGTGTTGCAAAATGCCAGTAACGGGGCTGCGGCATCGACCAACTTTAACGTCTCTAACGACTCAGCTACAACAAGCACTAACTTTGGTGAGTTTGGTATCAACTCATCTGGCTTTACTGGCACGGGTGCGTTTAGTGCAGCCGGTAATGTCTACCTAGCAGCGGCCTCTACAGATCTGGCAATTGGAACCTACGGCGCAAACGCCATCCACTTTGTGGTCAATAGCGGGGCCACTGACGCATTAACAATTGCTTCAACCGGAATTGCTTCGTTCCCAACCACCGGCGCTGTCAAGTTGCCAGCTGGTACAACAGCGCAGCAACCTACCGGCGTGACTGGTATGATTCGCTTTAATTCAGACAACACAGCGTTTGAGGGATATAACGGAACAGCTTGGAGCAGTATCGGCGGCGGCTCGACAATCAGCAACGACACAGCCACAGCAAGCAACCGGTACCCGCTATTTGCTGCTGCAACTAGCGGCTCTGCAACAACAATCTACACCAGCAACGCAAAGTATCTGTACAAGCCATCTACTGGTGAACTACAGGCTAGTGCTTTAGTAGCTAGTAATGGTCTAGTGGTAAACGCAAACACCGTGGCAACAAGCTACTCTATTCCTAGCGGTTCTAATGCTATGAGTGTTGGACCAATAACCGTAGCGAGCGGGCAAACAGTAACCGTCCCATCGGGCAGTCGTTACGTCATACTCTAAGGAATCAATATGGCAATCGTACTTCAATCAACTGGCGGTGGTTCAGTATCTATTCAAGAACCTACTACTGCTAGTAATTTTACACAAACACTTCCAGCAAGTACTGGCACAGTAATGGTTAGCGGTAATATGCCAGCGTTTAGTGCTAAAAGCAACGCTTTACAAGTTGTTACAACATCAACAACAACTAAAATTTTGTTTCAATCAAAAAATTTTGATACTAACAACAATTTTGCATCATCTACATTTACACCAACTGTTGCTGGGTATTATCAATTAAGTGCTTTGGTTCAAACAAATTATTCATCATTAAAAAGAATTGCCGTTTACCTTTATAAAAATGGTTCTGCATTTGCAGTTTTAGCAGATTTAGACCAAGCATCAGCAGTTTCATCTTCATTTAATGGAACTGGTGGAACTATTTTGGTTTATGCAAATGGCTCAACTGATTATTTTGAAATTTATGGAAATATGAACGGCACTACATCTGCATCAAATTTAGGGTTTTATGGTGATGGTAGTTCAATTCTATATACTGCATTTACTGGTTCATTAGTAAGGAGTGCTTAATGTTATATAACAAAATTATTGCTTTATACCCATCATTATCTGATGTTGATTTTCATCATTTACATGGAACAATCACACTACAAAACGATTCAGACGGCAAAGGCGATTACATTAAGTCTTGGTCGCATCCCGACTTTCCGCAACCTACGGAACAACAATTAGCGGAGATTAAATAATGGCTTTTGGAAACTTAAATGTTGATACTGTAACTACAAGTACGGCTGGTGGTGTATTAGGTGCTGGTAACGCTTCACTCCTAAAAAATAAAATTATCAATGGTGCAATGGTGATTTCACAAAGATATGGAAGTTCTAGCGTATCAATTCCATCTACTGCAACTTATACACTTGACAGATATGGTACAGTAGCAAGCCAAAGCAGTAAGTTTAGCGTTCAGCAAAATGCTAACTCAGTTACTCCGCCAGTAGGATTTAGCAACTATTTAGGTGTAACCTCATCTTCTGCTTATTCTGTTCCAAGCAATGAAATATTCTGTAACTATCAGAACATCGAAGGCTTTAATACTGCTGATTTGCAATGGGGTACGGCTAATGCTAAGACTATTACTATTAGCTTTTGGGTGCGTTCTAGCTTAACTGGTACTTTTGGTGGTTCAGTAGCTAACGAAAACTTTGATAGAAGCTACCCTTATTCCTACACAATTTCAGCCGCAAATACTTGGGAATTTAAATCGATAACAATTGCTGGTGATACTACTGGTACTTGGACAGGTGCTACAAACGGCATTGGTATTCGTGTTTATTTTCCTCTTGGTGTTGGTGCTACTTATAGCGGTACTGCTGGTGCATGGACTGGAAGCGGTTTGATTTCAGCCACAGGAGCAACATCCGTAGTAGGAACAAGCGGAGCAACCTTCTATTTGACGGGTGTGCAACTAGAAGTAGGAAGTAGTGCTACTGGATATGAGTATCGTCAGTATGGGACAGAGTTAAGTCTTTGCCAACGGTATTATTTCCAACAAGGCGGTGGAAACTATACTCGTTTTGGTGGAGCTATTGCTCTTGGTAGGTCTGGTACTCAAGCTACAAGTGCACCATTTTTTCCAGTTGCTATGCGAACATTTCCAACAATTACGGGCGTTAACTTAAGTAATACTGGTGTAGGCGGCTCAGCCGTTACTTCAATATCTTCTAACGTTGATGAATCAACTGCAAATTATCCTGTTGGCCCAGTTAGGCTTAATGTATTTGTAGGTGGTGGACTTTCTGCTGGTACTGGTTATGAGTGGGAATCTAGCAACAACGCAACCACAAGATTACTTTTTAGTGCGGAGTTATGATGTATAAATTAAATTCTATAAATGGCGAAATAACTTCAGTAAATAAAATTGAAGGCAATACTATTATGTGTATTCCTTTTATTGAATCCAACACAGACTACCAAGCCTACCTAAAGTGGCTTGAAGAAGGCAACACCCCAACCCCAGCAGACGGAGAAACATTATGAGCATTGTCATAGATGGCGGTGGCAGTATCACAGGATTAACCGCTACTGGTATTAGTGCGGTACAACAACTGCCAAGCGGAAGTGTGTTGCAAGTGGTTAATGCTACATATTCAACACAAACTGGAACATCATCAGCTACTTATGCAGACACAGGATTAACTGCAAGTATTACACCTAAATTTACGACTAGCAAAGTTCTTGTTTTAGTTGATATGAATGTTTATAAAGAAACAACAAATACTTCAGGTGGATTTAAACTGGTTCGTAATTCTACTGATTTAATAGTTCTTGATACTTTTGCTGGCTATACAAATTCAGCATCACCAGCAGGAGTTGGAAGTCTTAGCACAAATTATTCAGATAGCCCAGCTACTACTTCATCTACAACTTACAAAATTCAATTTAAAAGCATGAATGGAACTTCTGCCGTTTATATAAATACTGGCGGATATGGAGCAATAACTTCAACAATTACTTTAATGGAGATTGCAGGATGATTACTACAACTCAATTATGTAACGCTATTTACAAACTTTATCCTAATGTAATCCGTACAGTAGGCGATACCGCTTACGATGCAGAAGGCAATGAAGTAGCTTATGACCTAGCCCTAGTCACCGCACAAGCACAAAAAGACGCTTGTAAAGACAAAGCAAAGTCCTTATTAGCCCAAACTGACTGGGCGGTACTTTCAGATGTTGGCTTAAAGAACTCTGCTGACTTTGTAACCTATCGTGGAATACTGCGTGGTCTAGTCATTCAACCACAAGAAACCCCTGACTTTCCAGTAGAACCTAAGGCTGTTTGGAGTTGATATGAGCGACCTAATTGACAAAAACGAGGCGGCCTTATCTGCCCACGAACGAATCTGTGAGGTACGCTACGAGTCCATCTGCGCCAGACTAAAGCGTCTGGAGCAGATCCTCGTTGGCTCTGCTGGCTTTATCATCGTGACCCTAATCACCATAGTACTTAAAATACACTGATGAATAATGGTAGACCCATTCGGAATAACAGAGGGCGCCAAGACCCTCGCAGCGAGCCTAGACTCAGCCCGTGAGGGATCACAACAACTAAGCAAGTCAATTGCGGACGTACAACAAGAAGCAGTAGACCTTGCAAACCAAAGGGCCAAAGAACGCAAACGTGCCGCCCGTGAGGCAGAGTTCAAAAAAGAACACGCACTTATCAAGGCCCTTGAGCAGTGGAACCACAAGAAACAAATCTCTGACCAAGAGGCCAAGCTCAAGATTGACTTTGTAAAAAAGCATGGAGCCAAAGAGTGGGAGGCACTTTTGAAAATTAAATTGGATATAGAAGAAATTGAACGAAAGAATAACGCAGAATTTCAGCATGACCTTAAAGCGGTTAGAAGAGTGCAGCTCTACTGTTTTGCACTTGCTGCGGTCA